CGCCTTTGTGGCACTCTTACCGGTTGTGCTACTTTTATGCCACGGCATCCTCGATAAAATATCCCAGGTCGCTGGCAATGACATGCTCGTCTGAATTCCATGCCACCTTGAAGTAATGGGCGCCTTTAATCCCCCGTTTTTTGTCGAAGTCCCGCTGGGTCTGGCGCAGCATTTCACAAATCGTTAAGCCGAATGTAATAGCTTTGATTCCTGGATTTTTCATAACATGGAGCGCCGCGCAATGTTTCCCCCAAAGCCGGGTATACGTCGCCGTCTGACCCTCTTTGGAGGTGATATACCGCCCCCGGCCTACCAGAATCCGCTCGACTTCCATCAAAGACGCAACTTCCGACTTGGTAGCCAATCCGCCCGGAGATCCCTGGTACCGGGTAGCGCCCTTGACCGCGTCCAGGACTTCAGGAAGGGCCCTGTATTTCATCCAGGCTTCGGCCCCAAAGACCAGGGTATTGGCCCGAAGAAAGCAGGTCTCGACTGCCGTAAGCACATCCTGGACAGGATCATCGGCGTCGCCGCCCCATTGACCCGTACCGGAAAGCTGGGTCTTGTTGCCCACAGGGTAGGTCGCGGCGTTAAAAACAATGTCCACAACCCTTTTTTCCTGGGCGACATCCATGAGCAAGTTCAGGAAATCGTTGGTATCGACTTCCGGCGAGAGCGGATTGTCCGAATTGTCGATGGTCTCCTGTGGCAGCCAGTCTCCCAGGGCATGATCTTTAACCGAATAATTATCTTCAGTGGTTCCCCAGTCCACTTCGTTGGGCAGCGCTTTTGGCCCTATGGAATCATCCACCAGCTTGAAGCTGTCTTCTTTGTTGTATTTCATGATGATATCCGAACGCTTTCCCACCTTCACAGTAGGCATAACCTCCGTCCAGATCATTTCCTCGTTCCGGTATTTGATCGAAAGATTCGATAATACCGCATCTACGTGCAGATCGGTTGGTTCAGGCATGATATTTTCCTCCTTTTGGGCTTTTCACCCTGTTTTGTTTATTCACTGAGGACATACTGCAGGAAAAATACTATTTTCCCGGCGGTAAGATTCTCTGTGCCAATATTGACGGTGATTTCCCTGTCGTCTGTCAATTTCACCATTGTCGCAACCGTGTCTATGGGAATTAAATCAATCAGCCCCGATAAAGTGTCCGCGTCAACTGCTGCCAGCAAATCATTGGCAGTGTTGGCTTTTAGGGCAATGGTCCCTGCGCCTCCCGCGCTGACGCAAGCGGTAATGACATCTCCGAATCCTTTGACGATAACGGCATTATCCGGCAGCGTGACGCCTAAACCGATATCGGTGTCTTTAACTCCGCCATGCTCACCAAAATCATAGGTTGCCCGGGCCAGCCCGTGAAACGTCAGGCCGTCGACGCCTGCCGGAGAATTAAGTACTCCGGGAGCAATGAAAACCGGTATGATGTCATTGAGCACGCCAGAGGCGCAGGCAAACCCGATAATGTTTTGGCCTAGTGCGGCAGCAACGCCCTTGGCGTTAGCGTCTGAGGTTATGGGGCCGCCCCTGGTCACTGTGCCGCCCAGTTTCAACCGGCTGATACCGGACATCATCACCCGGACCGGATCGTCCACAGTGTCCGTGATATGCTGAAATATTGCCAGCAGGTTGTCGGTTGCACCCGTGGCGACGCTCATGGTGTCGTCATCCGACCCGAACTTGGCAATGGTAAATGCCGTGGCAATCGCCGCCGTGCATTTGACTTTTTTCTCGATTCCCGATGTTTGGCCTATCATGATTTCTCCTCCTTTCTAAAAATCAAGAAGTTAAGAAGATAAGAACGTTAGAGGCTCTGATCTTCTCACTTTCCTCCAGTTTCGATTAGCGGTTTTTAAAAAGATCCGGATGTTTTTCCGACACCGCAAGCACGGCGTCTTTGTAGGACACTTCTTTATTTTTTTCCTGAAAATCCGCGATCAATTGATCCCGTTTTTCCGCATCGCCGCCGTCTCCGGGATCACCGTCCCGCGTAGCTATCTCCTTGAATTCGACCAGCTTCGGCATGTCGTTTTCGAAGAAGTTTTTGAACCAGTCGAACGGGATCATCTTTTTCTTTTCCTCTCCGAATTCGATAGCATCATATCCGGAGGCCATGAATTCCATTGCCTGGGGCAGCCCCGATTTAACCCAGGCGGGCGCGATCTTGCCTTTTTTAACCATATCCTCGCACCAGGTCGAGATCTCTTGATTTCGAGCCTCCCGCTGCGCCGTGCGCTGTTTTTCGGCGAACTCCGTTTCCACTTTCCTGCGCTCTTCGTCCGCCGCGGCTTTTTTGGCGGCCTCGATGTCAGATTCGGTGAAAGAGGTCTTGTCATCACCGGGTGCGGGCTTTGCCGGGAATGCTGGCATTTCCAGATCCGGATTCCCTTCCACGGTCTTCCAAAATTTGAAAAGTTCCATAAACTTGCTGAATTCCATCGTCGTTTCCTCCTTGTTTTTGTCCTGATTCCCGCTGAAAGAGGGTTCAGGCTCGGATTGAGTTTTGTTTGATTCCTCTTTGATGTATTCTACATCCCAGTCCGGGATAATTATATCCGCCGTTTCTTTTCCTTCTTTTGCGATGAGCCAGTCTCTCAGGCTTCGGAATATGCGCGCAATGGTTCCCATTCCCGGATCGTAAAAATCAAAGGACACGGCATCTTTTTCCTCGAATTTAAGATCCGCCAGACCTTTGACCGCAGGAGGGGCTGCGCCCAGAAACCCCACATGGCGCAACCTTCCGTCCGGGTAAAAGCTGGCCGAACGCTTCTTGTAAAGGCCCTGTTTGGCGAGGGCCTCAAACTCCGGGACCACGTTTCGAAATTTTGCCAGTAATCGATCTCCTGATTTTTTCAGCCCCTGTACCCAGCCGAAAGCCGGGTCGTTGCTTTGAGGGTGACCGACAACGAGGGGCGGCTCATGCGTTGCTGAGTCAAATTTTTTTATGGCTCGCTCAATGATTGCGTCGCCGTCATGCTCTCTGCCGTTGCTGTCAATCTGTTTGCCCCCGCGAAAAATTTCGATCCAGTTGTCAAATCCTTTAAAATTTTTCATCGTGCCCCTCCCAACAAACGCTCTATGATCGCGTATAATATTTTTAATCCCATATCCAATCCTCCAGTTGAGAGCGTAATTTCGGATCATACTTCTCAGGGTCCGGCCGCCATTGCTGCTCAGCCGGATTGTGGCGGAACCCTTCATCCGGTTTCTGGTGCGTGACCTGCGTCTCCTCTTTGAGACCTTCTTCCTGCATTTCTTCCGCCGAGATAGAATTCACGCGGCATCTGCATCTAAATCCATTACTAGGCATCCACGTGTCCCAAAACGGATGATCGTGACGATATATCTTCTTGTCCTGGTCCAGGTGGCTGGGCCGCGTATGCGCATCGTTCACCGCATCGTATTCCCAGTACGGCCTTCGGTCCGCGATCGCCTTCATTTGTTTGTACCGGCCCACATTGTATGCGGTCTGAATGTTGGTGCGGAAAATGTTATCCAGCCGGTACGGCGCCAGGCCTTCCCAGCCCCTCCGGGCCATGATCTCGTCAATACCTTTCCGAAATTCAAAGAACGTGCCGCCATCCTCAATGGCCTTGAGGATCTCTCCGTGCAGATCGGAAAGCAGGTCCGCCGCCGCGATCCTGGATACCGTAAACGCCAGGCTGGCAGCATACTCTCCCACCTTATCGACCAGGGTTTTGTATTCCGCGGCGGTCATCGGAAATTTGTCCCGGAAATATTCAACAGCTTCTGTAAACGGCATTACTTTCATGACCACGCCCCCGCAATGAAATCGGCTATGGAATTGCTGAGATATTGCACGTCGGATTCCTCCGCATACATGTACGGGCTGGCCGGGATCGTTACGGATTTTCTGAGAAGAAACAGAGGTTCGGGCTTAATGTTCTCACCCCTGTCCTGGAAAATGATTCCTTTTGCCACAAACGTATCGTTGAAATCAGCCGCCCTCAGCGGAACCCTTTGGTCCGCAGGCCCGCCCGGAAACGGGATGGTCAAAAACTTTTTCTTTTTCGGCCTGATCGTGCCTCCAAAATGATGTATGGCCGCGTAATCCACATCATCAGCCCCGCCCGCCGATACTTCAAGAGTGTCGTGGGTTTCCTCGTGGGTCAGGGAGCCTTTAAGCCTGCCGGTTCGTTCCTTGAGCGCCGGGCCGGACAATCGTTTCGAGATCCTGCGAACCAGCCGCTCCCCGAAATCCGCCAGTGGCTGCTTGAGATCCCCGGCCCGATTACCGAGTTCGTCCAAGGCCGCGACCACTTTTTCTTCATCCGCGATCCGCAGTATCAATTCCATGCTTACGATTTCCCCCTGGGATTGTTGGCTACGTCCAGGGCTCCGGCCAAAAGCGCCGTAACCAATGCGTCGCGTACCAGCTTTTCCAGATCGCCTGGGTCCAGGTCCTTGTAAACATCGAAAATCCGGTCCCGGACCTCCTCAAGACTTGAACTGGAT